ACAAAATGAAAATATTGCAATAACAAAAGCGAATATTCTTTATTCCCAAAAAACTAAAGGATTTTGTCCAGAACTTCTTGATTCAATATATACAGAACGTGTAGAAAACCAAAAACAACTTAAAAAGCTAAAAATATATAGAAAAACATTAAAAACAAAATTACAAAAACTACAAGAAAAACTAAAAAACGAACCATAAATTCAATTTAAAAAAAGCGGATTTAATTATTATGAATAAAATAGAGTTAATTAACAAAATTAAAGAATACGAAGAAAAAATAAATAACGTGGATAAACAAATAATTAGTGTTGATATACAACAATACGCAAAAAAAATTTTTATGAATAGCATATATGGTACGTTTGCAAACAAATACAGTCCGTTTTATGATATTGATGCTGCGGCTAGTGTTACATTAACAGGACAAGAATGTATTAAAACCGCCGCAGACATTACTAATGACTATATAAACAAAACATATAATATTACAGGAACACACGTAATATATTCAGATACTGATAGTATATATTTAACAATTGATTCTATATTAAAATCATTAGGAATAGGTATCGTTAATGATAAGGGAGAAATTACAAAGGAAACATATAAAATAGCTGAAAATATAGAATCTGAATTAAATAAAAAAATTACAGAATGGGCTATTAATACTTGTAACATAAAAGATTCACGATTTGTATTTAAGAGAGAAAAGATTTGTAACTCTGGATTGTTTCTAGAAAAGAAACGATATATTCTTCATGTTTTAGATGATGAAGGATTACCACCATCACAAGAAAAAGAGATTAGTTATACTGGTGTTGAAGTTGTAAGCATTAAAATTCCAAAAAAAGTTAAGCCATTAATTAAACATATATCAAACGTAATGCTTAAAACTAGAAACAAAAAAGAAACTGATCTTGCATATAAAAAAGCATATGAAGATTATAATAAGTTAGATGTTGAAGATATTGCAACACCAACAGGAATTAACAATTATGAAAAATATAATATGTTATCAAACGGATTTGAAATTGCTAAACACACACCGTTTCATGTTAAATGTGCAATCATATATAATACGTTATTAATAACACTTGGAATAGAAAATAAATACGAAAAAATAGCATCTGGTGATAATATTAAAACCTTTTATGTAGAAAATAATAAATATAACATTAAAGGTATAGCGTTTAAAGATATATATCCCAAAGAATTTAATATTAATGTTGATAAAACAATAATGTTTAATAAGAATATAACACCTGCTGTAGAGCGATTATATGAAGCTGTTGGGTGGAAACTAACAAATCCAACAAGGGAAACTGAATGTGATTTATTAGAATTATTAAGTTGATTTTGCTTTGCATATATGATATTATATAAAGTAACTAAAGAAAGGGACAAATACATGAATGATACAAACACAACTAAACCGCTAATAGTATTTTTGGATGCAATAGGAAGAACAATTATTGCAAAACAACTTAAAGAGGATGATAGTACTATTACAGTAGAAAATCCTGCGGTGGTAAACATTTCACCTCAAGAAGTAATAGATCAAACCACAGGACAAAAAGTACAAAGAATGGCATTACAATTATTTCCATTATTTTTTAGGGAATTTTTAGCTGCAAAAAATGAATCAATAAAATTTAACTTCAAAAAACATAATATTACTATGTCAGAAGGTGTGGTTGAATTGGATTTTAAAGTAGGAGTTCAATACGACCAATTATTTGCTACAGTTAGTGAAACTATAGCAAAACCAGTCACACAACCAATACAACCTATACAACAACCCACACAACAAAATGATATAACACAAAACAATAATGTTATAAAGTTGTTTGATGATTAAGGAAAATAATGACAAAGAAAAATGATATTCCAGACGGATTAAAAGATGCCTTTAAAGCATTAGATAAATTAAATGAAGATAGTGCGCTGTTGTCAGAAAATTCATTATCTGTTGTTAATGAATATATTGATACGGGTTCAATGGCACTTAATGCTATTATATCAGGGTCTCTTTATAAGGGTGTACCTAAAGGAAGAATAATTGGATTAGCTGGACCAACAGGTTCTGGTAAAACACTTATACTTAATAAAATTATTGCTAATGCACAAAAAAAAGATCCAAATGTGTGGGGTGTTGTATGGGATTCAGAAAACGCATATAATTCACATATGGCTATAAATGTTGGTGCAAATCCCAATAAAATAAAAGTTAATCCTGTTGCTACAGTAGAAGAATGTAGAAATCAAATAGTTACATTTTTGGATAAAATTGTAACTGATCCATCTCTTTATGGGAAAATTATAATTGGTATAGATTCTCTTGGAAATTTAGCATCTACTAAAGAAATTGCGGATGCAGTACAAGGTAAAGATGCAGTTGATATGGGAACAAGAGCAAAAGCACTTAAAAGTATGATGCGAGTACTTACATATAAATGTGCTAAAACAAATACCACGTTACTATTTTTAAATCATCTTTATGATGATCCTGCATGTATGTTTCCATCACTAATTAAAAATCAATCAGGTGGTAAAGGATTATTATATCTTGCATCAGTATTAATTCAACTTGCCGTAACACAAGAAAAAATTGAACTTAATGATAGTGATGAGTTTATTCCTATGACAAACAAAATTAAAGGGGTAAATCTTCGTGCGCTTACTGTTAAAAATAGATTTATTCCACAAATGCTACAAACTAGTATGTATCTTAATTTTAGAACTGGATTATATAAATACTCTGGATTACTTGAAATGGCAGAAGCCTATAACATAATACATAAAGAAGGTAATTCGTATGTTTCCACTTTGACTAATGAACGTCTTGGATTTAAAAAGGCATTTAGAAATGATGATGAAATATGGGAAACACATATTCTTCCAGAATTAGAAAAAGTAATTCAAAAAAACTTAATGTATAGCAGTGAAGCTAATGAATTAACAAAAGAAGTAGACGAATTATCCGATGAACTATCAGACGGAAAAAACACAATCAAAAAAGATTAAAAAAAATGAACTCGATTTGGATTTTATGGAAGTTATCATTTTGTTTAATGCAATGTTTGATGCTTCATATTTGACATCTATTATCGATATATCAAATCCCATTTTTTTTAAAAATAACGATATAAGAATTATTTTTAAAATTATTATGGATTTTTATACTAATCATAATACCATTCCATCAGCTACTGAAATAAAAGCACATTTATCATCTGATATACAAAAAGAAGCATTAAAAAAAGTAGTAGTTTTGTTTAAAACATTAGATACTAAATATAATAAAGACGAACTTCTTGTTAATACAGAACAATTTTTTAGAGAACGGGCGTTATATGAAGCTATACAAACCACATTAAAAGATTATTCTGATAAAGATAAAGACGTTGGTATAACTCAAACGTTAGATTTGTTTACTAAAGCATGTAATATTAGTCTTGTAGATGATCTTGGTCATGATTATTTTAATGATATTGATAGTCATATTAATTATTTGACAGAAAAACATCAACACATATCAACAGGATATGCATTTCTAGATAAACTATTAGCTGGTGGATTACTTGCTGATGGTAGGGCATTATATGTTTTTGGTGGTGTAGTAAATTCTGGAAAATCAATTATATTAGGAAATTTAGCCGCAAATATTTGTATACAAAATAAAGATGTAGTTGTTATAACACTTGAAATGTCAGAAGATATATATTCAAAACGATTAAGTAGTCAACTTTCTAGGATACCATTTAGAAAACTTGGTGATGAAACTGATATGCTTAAAACATTCGTTAATGATCATAAAAAAAGCAATCCAACAGGTAATATGTTTATAAAGGAATATGCTCCAAAATCCATTACGGTTGGACATATACGGGCGTATATAGAAAAATTAATGAGAAAAAAGAGTATTAAACCTTCTGTTATTATTGTTGATTATATTAATTTAATACGACCTACTATTGAAACTGGAAATTCATATACTGATATCAAATTAGTTACTGAACAACTTCGTGCGTTATCATATTTTTTTAGTTGTCCTATTGTTACTGCTACACAATTAGGAAGGGCGGCTTTTGACAAGATTGATCCAGGATTAGAACATACAAGTGAATCTATAGGTCTTCCAGCAACGGCTGATGCACAATTTACTATTTGGTCTGATGATAATGATAGAGAATTGGGAATTATTCATATGGGTTGTCAAAAAAATAGATTTGGTCCAAATTTTGGTCGAGAAGCATTTAGAATTGATTACGATACATTACGTATAGAAACCATGAATGAAGATTTTACAAGTAGTGATAATATTGGAAAAGCTGGACATTCTATTGAAACACTTTTAAATAACTTAAAAAAACCATGAATAAACCAGAAAAAATAATGGCGTTTTTACATTGGGACTTAGACGGAGTTGTTTGTTATTTTATGCTACGTTGGACATTCCCAAATGCTAACATAGAATATATACCAACTACCGTTACGGGATTTAGACTTAATTATATGAAATGGCTTTCTAATCATAATATTGATGATTATGATGTTGTGTTTATTATGGATTTAAGTGTTTTTAATGACAAAGATATTATTGATAATAAAAAAGTTTTTATTATTGACCATCATGCTAGTGATGATACATATGTATATAAACACGCAAGGGTTGCAATAAAACCAGAAGGTTCCGCTAGTATGTTAGCATATAAAATATTTAAAGATTTTTATAAAATAAAACTTACTAAACCACAATTACATTTATTGGTTTTAGCAGATGATTTTGATTCATATACATTAAAATATAAAGATTCGTATAACCTTAATATAGTATTTTGGGATACTACTAATAAGTTTGAATCGTTTGTAGAATCATTTAGTAAGGGGTTTAACGGGTTTAGTAAACAACAACAAGCAATAATTAGAATTCATGATCGTAATGTACAAAAATTTAAAGATGAAATGATTGTATATGCAGGAACTATACATATACAAGACGGTAATAGATATGTATGTTCAACCTTTGCTAAACATTATATAAACGAAGTTGCAGATATTTTAATTAATACTTATAATGCAGACATTGCCCTTGTAATAAACACTAATACAAATCACGTTAGTTACAGAAAAAACAATGATAAATGCAATGTAAATCTTTCAACATTAGCAGCCAATTTAGCTGTTGGTGGTGGTGGACATGAATTTTCAAGTGGAAGTGAAATAACAGAAGATTTCATGGAATTTATAAAACCCCTTAAAAAACTTGACATTTAAAGATTCGTTATAAATATTTACATGAAAGATAATATATGTTTAAACAATTCAATTATACAAACTATTAATAATACCAACCCCTTATATCAGATAAAAAGGATAGAATTTGATGATATACTATTGAAATTTGGATCGTTAATTTCAATGTTGAAAAATAAAAGAATTAACCAAACGATGTTTTTAATTGAACTATTAGAAAATGAAAAATACGTAACATGTTTTAAATCACTTTCGGGAATTGATGAAAGTAGTGTATTGTTTTATAATTTGATTGTTAGATTTCCAGTGTTATATAAAAGTAAAATAATTAAAACAAAGATAGCAGAACTACATGATAAACAAAAAGGAAAAAGATCTTTATAATTTATACTTGATCGTATCAAGATCAAGTCGAAATCTACCTTTTACATTAAAACAAAATTTTGATGATTTTGATAATACCCCCAACCATTTATATGTTAAAAAGATTTGTAATTTTTTATTACAATTCCCCCAAATAAATCCTACAAACTTTTTTAAAGCACCATATATGATATATACCGATGTTGAACATATTGGACTTAATTTTTATATAACACAAAAAGCAATTACTGCATATACATTATATATGAAACAAATCCAAGAAGAATCTCCTGATTCAAATAATAATATTGAATTTATAAAAAACAGTTTAAAGTTTATAGGTATGTTTTGTATCAAAAATAAAATATCTATAGATGACTATCTAACATACGCAACAGGAATTACATATTCTTGGATGAAACACATCAAAGAGCATAATATTAGTATTTATGTAATGTTTATATTTCCTAATATCATCGAGGTTATTCAATCAACACCTAAAGATGAATTAGACTTGTTATTGGGTTCTATTGCAACAAATATACAAACATATAATAACCGATATGATACATCTAAAACCGCTAAACATATTGTTAAAGAAGGATTTGAACGAGTAAAACGAGTGGTTAACAAAAGTATTAAAAAATAATGAATATATTGATTTTAGGTGGTGACGGTTTTATAGGTAGTAATTTAAGGAATAAACATTTATCTTTAAATGATAAAGTTTGTGTAGTAGATATAAACACAATACGGTCTATTCCACAATCTAATAACTATATATTTATACAAAAAGATTTATCTGATTTAAATATAAACATAGTATTAAACAATATTATAAAAACATTTAATCCTGATTTTGTATATAATTGTGTTGCAGTTGCCACACCATCATATTATGTTAAATTTCCTATAGAAACATTTAAGTTAGATTTTGAAGTTAATAAAATATTAATAGATATATTACATAATACAAAAGTACCATTCATTCATTTTTCTAGTTCAGAAGTATATGGAAAAACTTGGTCTGCTCCATATAAAGAAGATTCTGATTGTGTATTGGGTCCAGCAAATAAACCCCGTTGGATATATGCGACATCTAAACTATTATTGGATCAATATATACAAGCAAGTAATATGAATTGTTGTATTTTAAGACCACAAAATTTTTGTGGTTATGATTTAGATTGGCTTCCTGATATAAAAAATAACTTAAATAATAAATGGTTGCCCAGATTACCAGCATGTTATATTAACAATTTAATTACACATAAACCATTATATGTAGTATTACCAGGATCACAACAACGATGTTATTGTCATATATCTGATGCAATTAATGGAATTATTTCAATAATAAATAATTGGAATAAATGTTCAGGAGAAATTTTAAACATTGGAAATAAAAACAATGAAACGTCTATAATAGATATAGCTAGATTGTATATTGATATATATACTAACTTAACAAAAGAAGATAAAGTTGATATTGTATATATAAACGGAGAAGAATATTACGGTAAGGGATATGAAGATTCTATTAGACGTATGTTTTCTGATAATAAAATGGTTAAGTTAACAAGGTGGAAACCAAAATTATCATTAAAATCCACAATACAACTTATAATAAAAAACTCATTAGAAAAATATGCAGTTTATATTGATAAATATAGAGAAACAATCAACCGATAACCCTTTTGTTTTACTGTTAAATTATGGTATAATATTAGTATGAAAATTATAGTGTTTGGTGTTATAAATTGGGACAGCAAAGTTCAGGCAGAGTATCTTAAACCTTCTCTTGAAGAGTGGAGAAATCGTGTACGATACTTTTGTGATGAGCCGGAAATATTTATGGCAAGTGGAACATATAGCAACCCAAAATATAATCCACTTAATATACCAATAATTCAAAATGGAATAACTAAAACTAGACCATATTCAAAAAATTGGAATTACTTTAGAAATGGATTTATAACAGGTTGTTGGTATTCACTTCTTAATATGGAATTTGATGTTTTGATTCATGTACAGTGTAGAACATTCCTTGGAGTAGATTTGATTTCAACTCTTCATAGATTTATGGATAGTTCAAAACAAATTATGGCACCTAGATATGTATCAAAAACAAAAAATATACATGATTCTGTTGAAGTAAGTATGATGGCAATGAAACCAGATGCAGTACGATTATATACTAGTTTTGGTATACGTCCATCGTTATCTCCATATGATCAAATAAATTGTGAAACAGAAGCCTTTGAATTGTTTGGTAATTCATGGTATAATCCATATCCAGAAATACAATCTATTAAAAAACGAGAAAGCAATTTTGGTAAAGATACAAAAAAAGATTTAAGTAAAGAAGATTTTATGAGACTTCCAATAATTGCCGCACAAAAACATGCAAATGAAATAGATATAAGGGATTGGTGTGAGGCACATAAATATGGAAAAATTGGTGGGATATAATAAAAATAAAGGTTGAAATCGATGATGTATTATGATAATATACATATAGTTAAATGATAAGACAAAAGGAGAAAGGAAAATAAATATGTAAACAATAATAAAAGTAAAACAAAAGACAAAGACAAAAAGTAATACAAAAAACAAAAACAAAAACAAAAACAAAAATATAGGAGAAATTATGAGTAAAAAGTTTTCAGCTTCAATGTTCGATGAATTAAAAAATGTAATGGCAGAACAACGTTCTGGCGGTAATTTTAAAGATATTTTAAAAACCGTTATAGGAAAAAATTATATTGTTCGATTAATTCCTAACACATCTAATATTTCCGATACAATGTATCATTATTTTAGTCATGGTTGGAAAAGTTTGTCTACTGGACAATTTATTAGTTGTATATGTCCAACAACTATAGGAAATCGTTGCCCAGTTTGCGAAGAACGCATGCGTTTATATGGTACTGGAGATCAAAAAGATAAGGAAATCGCAAAAAAACTTAGTCGTAAAGAACAATGGCTTATTAATGCGTATATAATAGATGATCCTGTTAATACAGAAAATAATAATACAATTAAAATTGTTCGTTATGGTAAGCAACTTGATAAGGTAATTCGAGATGCTACAGAAGGTATAGACAAGAATGAGTTTGGTTCAAAAGTATTTGATCTTACCGAAGATGGATGTAATCTTCGTATTGTTGTAGAAAAGAATGATGGTGGATATCCTAGTTATACATCATCTAAGTTTTTACGTGAAAGTAAAATTGATGGAATGAATGAAGAAAAAATTGAAGAGACATATAAAAATCTTTTACAATTAGATAAAATGTTTGAAATAAAATCGACAGATGAAATTGTTGATATTCTTAATACACATTTATTTTGTCAATTAACACCTATTAGATCAGTAGATGAAACACGTAATGAACAAATAGGAACAGAACTTACTAATACTGGTGCAATAATAGATAATACAGAAGTTGCTGACGATGAACCTATTATTGATAGTAGTGACGTGGATGATAGTAATATAGAGGATGATGATATTCAAAATAAGCTTGACGATCTTATGAAGAATCTTTAACAAAAAAGTTAGGTGGCTAGAGGTAATTCTCTAGCCACTTAATTAACTATAAAGGTGGTATTATGGAAAAAGATGATGTTATAGAAGTTGCCAAATTAGCCGCACTTGTTGGTGGAGAGTTAAATCTTATAGATACTAAAATGATAGCAAAATCAAGTACAAGTACAAATGCTAGTGCTAGAATAACGCCACAAAAATTTTTGGATACACTTAAACCAAAACAACAAAATAAAAAACCGTTACCTAATATGTTTAAAAACTCAATGATTACACAATTTAAAAACTCAATGATTACACAACCAAAATCTACAGTACAAGATCCTATAGTTGTTGGAGTAGAAGATGTAAATATTAAAGATTTATTGATACCAATAGATACTAGCGATAGAGAGTTATGTAACGCCATTAAAAATTATACATCAAAAGACACCAAAACACCCCCGTTAGTAAATCCCCCAACCACATCAAGTGTACCAAATGTACCAAGTATACAAACCCCCATCAACGAAAATAAAATAATAACTAGTGATGTTAATACAAATTTAATAATTACATTACTTAAAGAAATAAACCAAAAGCTTGATTTAATTTTAAAACATGCTAAAATAAAAGCTAAATATAAAAAAGGATAGTAAATGATTAAATCAAATGATACTAAAATCTGGGAAGAAAAATTTATTAATAAAGAGGCTATTGATAAATTTAAAACTACGTCTGGAAATAAAAAAATAAAACCATTATATAAAAAAGAAAATAGTATTCCAATAAAAGATAAAAAACTAGAAAAAAGACTAGAAAAAATAGAAACAAAAATAGAAAAAATAATTAACGAAATAAAACGATTACAGTCTGTTATTAAAACAAATGAACGAAAAGGTAAATATAATGAAACTAACAATACACAAAAGCACACTACTAAATAAGTTTATAATACCAGTATCTAAAATATCAGATAAATGTATTATAACACTTTCACCCAATCATATTCATACTGTGGTTACAACAAATGAGGGTAATCCTGTGTTATATGCTAGTGTAAATATTCCTTGTGATATTGAAAATGAAACCCCTATTATACTTAATATTCCAAGCGTTAATAAATTTTCTAGAATATTAAATTGTATTAATTCAGATGCAATTGAATTAGATATAAATTCAAATAACATAGAATATAATAGTTTAAATATGAAATTTAGATATCATCTGCTTGAAGATGGTGTTATTGAAAATTCTGGTGTTAACCCAGAAAAAATTAAATCTCTTGAATATGATTCAAATTTTATAATAGACCACAAAAAGACAGAAGATATTATAAAATCTACAACGTTTACAAGTGAATCTAATAAATTATATTTTTATATGAAAGACAATAAAGTATATGCCGAAATAACAGATAAAGAAATTGCTAATACTGACAGTGTATCATATTTTATAACAGATCAATTTAATGGAACAGAAATAAAAAAACCCATGCTTATTGATTTAGAAATCTTTAAATTATTTTATGGAATAAAAGACGATATTACTGTAAAAATAAATACAAAGAAAAGAATAATATCATTTAATGTTGAAAATTCTGATTATGTTTTACAATATATTGTTTCAACATTAATAAAATAAGGAGAAGTAATGGCAAACAAATTAACAACTATAGGATATTTCATGAAAAGACTTAGAAATAGTGGTTACGTTGTTGATAAACTATTTACTGGATATTCAGTAGTTGATTCAAGAGACTGGAGTGTTATTATTGATCCTGGTTGTGCTTCTATTTTTGTAACATGTTATCAGAATGATCCTGAATTAGGAAAGTCATATTTTGAATTATATGATGGTGGAAAGTTTATTCCAGGAAGACTTAAATTAGAAACAAATTCTATTGAAAGTTTTGTTAGTTATTTAGTACAGTTCGGTATTAATAATAAATTTAAAGGATATCCAGACAATTTAAAAAACAAAAATAATTACAAGAAATAAACATCATTTAACATGTGTTCATGACTTGTTTATGATAAATACTTATGTTATGAGATCACCAACTAATAAACCAACTGAAAAAGCAATAAAACGAATAACTAATGAAAAAACATCTAGTACTAATACCCCCATACTTAATAATAAAGTACCAATCGATCCCAAAAATATAGTTGAAATAGATATTAATAAATTACTTAAATCTATGCTTAATGAAGAAATATCACAAGACACGTATACAATGGATGCTACAAAATCATTAAGTACTGAACAAGATATACAAACACTTAAACAAATATTAGCAGAATATTTTGATTCGTTTATGGTTTTAGGTTATGGAATTAATGGAAATAGAATAATTATTAAATATACAAAAACAGATAGAGATGAGGATTCACTATTAGAAATGTTAAGACATGTGTTTATGCGTATGATTCAAGATATACAATAATTAATATTCTGTTCTAGTTCCCCCGTCTGGTATTGCCCATTTTCCATTTCCTGCTATAACTGTTAAATTGGTACCGTACTCATAACCAAGTTTTTCAAATCTATACGCTGGTCTACCATCATGAAATGGAAGTGCTTCCATCGGTGCAGTTTCTAATAAGTTAGTACCATTGTTATTATAAATACTACAAGTAGGAGTTCCAAGATAACTTGATGGAAGAAGAATTACAAGTGCGTTTCCAGCCTCGTTTTTTTCTTTCCATAAAAATGTTTGATTACCACCGCTTACAGTTAATAGAATTGATCTTATATTTCCAACGGGTTTTTCGTTTTTAGTATCCCATCCAACCATAACCTTTAATCCACCAAGTAAAAACGCTCCAGCAAACATTATATTATAAAATAAATGATAGGTTACAATATCTTGTAAAATATTACCAATAACTCCTAAATTAAATCCCCCACCAAAAAGTTCTACCGCATATTCATCACCCGCTATTCTAACTAATGCGGGAATATCATCATCTATTGCAACAATTGGGTCAGATGCTGCTATTCCTGTATTAGAATTAATACCATCACCGTCTTTATTACATACCACTGCTTCTGCTGCTTCAGTTCCAAACTCTGAATCTTCTCCCCCACCAGAAAACCATTTTATTCCACTACATTCATTATCACCATCATCTTCTCCACACAATCCAGTGGTATATTCATACGACCCAGGCAATCCTACAGCAAGACATTTATCAATAGGATACGGCTCTACAACAATATTAGGAACATCCTCAGCACGTACCGCATTATTTGGGTATGGTGTAGTACTAATGCGTAAATCAGCCCCTACGATAGGCTCTACCCTAAATTCCCCTGAAGCAGGGTCTATATAACCACAAAACCCATCAGGGACTTCTAGACGATCTACAGAGCCTTTAATAAGCCCTTCATTGTACTGTGTTAACGCATTTTGATATATAAGCCCATTTGGATCAATTGTTCCATGTTCTTTTATTACATCATTTACAATACTAATATAATCCTTTTTTATACTTTCGGTTTCTCTAGTTATAAAACTGACATTCTTCATTTTGATCCGCCTTGTGTTCTCATTTTATCTCTTACAGCTTCTTTAGCAGGTAAAAATGTAACAGCACTATGTTTATAAAGATGTGTATGATTAGGAATTTGATGTGTATGTGGAAGTGGACCAAAAGCAGCATATGAAAATGTCATTCCAGTATCAGGTTCAGTAGTATGAAACTCATATGGTGTTGTTGTGTGAAGAATTCCTAATTCACCTTCTACAAACATACCACCACCTATAATTGCGTTTCTTGTAACATGTAATTGTCCATCAATAACTACGGGTTGATGTTCAATAGGAATTAACGAAATTTTTCTTGCACGAATAGAAAATCTTTCTCCACCATCAATTAATACTTCATTTTGGGATGAAATATTAACTTGTTCCCCAACCATATTTATTATTGTTCCATATATGTCTATTGGACCAAACGTTTTAATGTTTATTCCCTTTGCACCAACAAGAAGTTTATATTTATTTCCACATGTTAAATTATAATCACCACCAGGAATATCATCAACGTCTACATATTCTACATGGGGTGATGTTTTAAATGTTGCATATACACCACCAAGAGCAACATTAACACCATCAATTCTAAGTTTTCCTACTGGATCAACTCTAAATGATTTTAGGTTATTTATTACTAATCCTATATTTTCTACTTTATTTTTTGCGATTGTAATAATTTCATCACCTTCTCCAAGTTCTCTTTGTAATTCCATAAGTTCTTTTGATGAATCTGTTATTAATTTATCTAACACACCACCTGTAGTTTTAAATGGTTCGGGTTTCCATGTACCATCTTGTGTTGAGGGACTATTTCCAACCCCACCTATGCCATTTGCTACACCCTGTGGATTACAAACCGCACAGGGAGAACCAAGATAATATCCAACCTTTTCATCAAAACCAAGAAAATTAGTACCCAACTCTAGTTCTGATATCCTTGGTTTATTTCTACCAAAATTTATTGGTTGTATAATCCAATCAAATTCTGTTGGTATTGCATATGGTTCACCACCACACACTGGACATGGAGCAGCCTCTCCACTTCGTTTTTGATATTTTGATACTTCACCAGGCGCATCTTGGTTTGATCGTTGTGCTTCAAATAAACGTTTATATTCATGAATATTTGTTAGTATATTTAAAATCTTTTCAGCAACCTCGTATTTTTTAAGTCCAATAGTTTTATATTTATCACCAACTATAATCAAATCTTGTGTATTGCCAACGTATATACTTTGGTTTTTTTGTACAGTATAAAATTGATCTCCGATAACCATTTTTTGATCATTATTAGAAGCCAATTCAATATTAGTATAATTAGTAAATTCTTTAAATGATCCAGAAAAATGTGTTAATTTTAAAATTTCTCTATTATCAGTATCTATAAATTCAATACTATGTTTATTACTATTAAATACTGTTTTAGCTCTAAAGGTTGTATTATCATTAGTTAAATTTTCATTACTAGCAGATTTATTTTTATTTTCATATGAACCAGGATAATCAATTGAAGTAAATTCTGTTTCTGATTTTTGATTTAAACTATAAATTCTTTGCCAATCTTCTTGTCCATAAGACGCAGCAAAATATATAGGAAGGTTTGGATTTCCTTCTGCAAAAAATACCCATACATGTGAACCAACATTAGGAATAGTAAACAATCCTCTAGCTAAATTTGAATAATTTGATGGTGTATATTCATATGCATATTCATTAGTAAATCTATTGCTGTTTTTATTTGTTTCACTAAATGCATCTTCATATACATTATCTCCTACAAAATTTTGTAATGCTCTATTACCATCTTTAAGGGTGTTATTCTCCCAACAATTAGAATCTGATGTTGTTCCTTTTTTAGTGTATGCATTATATCGAGCAGATGCATTACCACCAAATAATGGTGATGCACATTCAGCCCAAGGAAGTACATCTTTAAGAGGATCTATAATTTTTATTAAATCAGGGTTTGTAGCATCATCAGGAAATTTAAAACTTTTATCAAGTTTATCTTTATGCCAATTATCATAAACCGTTACAGAAATATGTGGAACATAAACCTTTACACGTCCCCTTTTTTCGGGGTCGGAATTTTGTAAAACTATTCCTAAATAATTGCCTACATATTTTTTAATCATACGTTACTCGTTTTCTACATTAGTAATTGGTTTATTATCTATTATAGTAGCAATAACACCCACTTTATCACCGTTAAGATCAACAACAACATTATTTCCTTCAACAGTAATATTAACACCACTATTAACTGCTATGTTATAATTATTTACTGGTACTAACCAATTTATCAACTTGCCAGCAGATCCAATATAATTAATAAGACCAGCCATTAAACTTTGTTTTAATGCTTCTGTTCCAATATGATCTAAGTTAAAAGTATAATCACCAGCAATGTGATAATCATTAGAATATATATTTTTACCAAGAAAATTGTTATTAACATTTTTTCTATTATCAAAAAACTCTGTAGAAATATTTCTTGCCATAGCACTATTTAATTCATAATATGCGGTATGTATTTTATCATAACAAGTATAATTCATTTTATATTTTAATAGATTTCTTATTGGAATAGGAAAATCTGTTGACCAATCATTTAATGATAATGTTTGTGTATCTGGAGTATGAAGAAGATATGTTGAACCAACTTCTTCAGATATGGGTTTAAAATATGTTAACTCTTTTATTGCATCATCAACTAATGGATGAGTTTTAACAATTTTATGTACCCACGCTCTTATTGTTGTTGCATCTTCAAAATCTAATGCTTTATTAATAATATTAATAACGTTAATTAATTCATTAATTGAATTAAGTTTTACTTTAGCATTATCAAATTTTAAATATAATTCTCTATTAGCATCTAATGGTACACTATAATTAATATTACTAAATACATCATTTTTTTCGTTTATTCCCACATCTACATTTAATGTATTACTTTTTAACTGAGCATTTTTATATACTTCAATTTTATTATCGGTTTCTGCTAATTTTATTTTTTCTTTACTTGATATATTTGTTCGTACAACACCAGCAATTCCTTTTAACTTTACAATTTTAGCTGTATACAATAAAGAGGTATATGTTTTAGCAGCAGTATTTAACTCAATAGTTAATGTTTTTAATTTTGATAAAACAGATGATATTGATAAAGGTTTATTGGTTTTTAGAAATGTTTTATATTCTGATATTTTAGTTGTTACAATATTATTAAACGATTTATTAAGAGAATTTACAGTAGTATTATATGTATCAATAATATCTTGTTTTTGTTTATTTATTAATTTGTTAATAATATTAATACTATCTAATATACTCATAATATTTCCTTAATCTACATCTTCAGAAACACCATTATCATCATACATATGTACTTTAACCGCACAAATATCATTTACATATCTATTATGATTCCAAACATGTTTCACATTCGTTACAAACCATTGACCACAAATCTTATTATCAAAATTATATCTTTCATCTGTTGTCATTCTATCAATACCGATAAATTTTCCTATAGTTCTATGTGGTGATCCTATAACTCTAAACCTAATAAATTCATTAAGAAACAATCCACCATAAAGAATCTTTCCCCGTCCTTTGATTAATCTATTTTGTTTGGTATCAGAATCTACTTTTCTAGCAAAACAAAATTCTGGTTCTACATTTATTTGATTCTTTTTTGTTTTATTTAACGTAAAAATTGGTGTTGCCTTTTTTTCTGGCAAAAGATTGTCCGTATATAATTCTTTAAAATCTGCTTTTATAGCTTCTATTTCGTTTTGTTCGTAATCCATTCTAAATTGTCCACTAACAAACCCATACGAATATACTGGTTTACTAACAAGTGCTTTTGTATTATCAATACCTGACATATCGGTAAATTCATAGGTGGCTATTCTATTCCATTCAATCATTTTAATATCTACCTCAAAATTTAATCCATCATTATATGGTGCTCTAAATGGAGAGGTATTACCTTCATCAGATTCAATATCGTCAAAGAAAAAATGTTCTAATTGCCATTTTCCGGCTCCAGTACCTTCAATAATTTGTCCTTGTTCATTTTTTTGTGGTTGATTTTTTCCTGCATTAACAAAAAACTTATATAAGGGAATCAATTGCCATTTACTATCTATTCTATTATTATATTTAAAAATAACCATATCATTATTACTTTCACTTAAATGTGAACTAATAAGTTTTTGTAAATCATCTGCAATACTATTTTGTGATGGAGATGTATATAATATTTTTGTTGCCCCAACGTCCCAATTTTCTTCATCTATAGAATCAGGATAATTAGCAGCAGTAGGACTAGTTAATAAATTTTTAATAGCATTACCAGTAAGCATTGATCTTTCATCATCGGTTGCGTGTGCAGCATTAGGTGTTTTTTGTGCGGTAACAGTACTCCAAAATATTTTTTTATCCATCATCATTTGATATCTCTTATCCCAAAAATATATTTTTTTCATTTTTGTTGCAATGTTTGCACTTGGAATATCTTCAGTATCATATATAACAAAATTTAAATCCATTTCCCAAACTTCTGGTGGGTATGTTATATTCATTGGTTCGTCAGAAATTGTTTTTATTTGTATTGATATTTCATCACGAGCATCCATACGAAAAAACCATGCATTAGGATTCATATTTCTTTCGATAGCTTCATATCTATTATTATATATAATATATCCTTTATATGGCCAATTAAACAAATCTTCTTCTATAACCAATTCTAGAATTGTTTTGGTTGGTAATTGATATTTTTCTTTAGTATGATTATCTAACGTAACAATAACATTAAATAACTGGCTATTGGATATTTTTTCTCCGTTAGGATCACTACCAATATTTTGTTTAGTATTTTCATTAGGAGCATCAGGCATATTAAATATCCTTAATTGTATTTAAAATATTACGAACACTATCAACAGTAAGTATTTTTATAATTGTTCCTGGAACTGGTTGTTTAACAGGATTTATTATGTTGTTTAATGAGCATATTAACCACCATAATCTAACATCTTTATAAAAATTATATGAAATTAATGGCCATGTATCTTTTGGTTTAGTTTCGTATTGTGTATATAATATAGGATTAATATCTTCAGGAAAATTAACAGTCTTTAATATATTATAAAAATATTGTCCATTATCTCGTTTAAATACATAAAACAAATTTTCTATATTTTGTGCACTTAATTTTTTAATTATTACATCTTTAATTTCGTTTTGTTTTTTAGGTTTCATGTTACGGTTATTTTTTTCCTATTGTATTAAGTTTATCGGTTGCTTTATCAACCAGTGTTTTTATATCTGCAATATCAGCAAACACTTTACCGCTTTCTTTATCTGTTAGTACACCAGCAAGTATTTGTCTAGACTCAAGTAATAATTCTTGTACAGTAATAGTTATATTATAAGCATCTGGTATGTTAACCTTTTTTGATTTAGGTTCTAATTCCATACTA